GGTGATCGCAGACCCCGATATTTTTCTAGCGTCAGCCCTTGATGGTCATTATTGAGAATAGCTTAGGGCCAAAAGTGGGCGGAGCTATTCCCAGCGCCATAACTTCAAAGTAAGCTGTTATGGACTTTAGTTAAGTCACTTTTGCTGGTCACTTTTACCGAATTGGCTCTGATTAAGGGCTGCAGTCAGGCGGCAGTGAGTCATGCTGTGCGGAAAGGCCGCATTAGTGAAGCCTTGGTTGAAAAGGACGGCAAACGCTGGCTTGATCGGGATTTGGCGCTGGAGCTATGGGATAAAAACACGGTCAACACGGCAAACAGCAAAGTGCGCAAGCCTGATGCTGTTGAGCCGTTACCGCGTGACGCTGGCGAGCTTGAGGCAGCGATCAACAAGTTGCCAGACGATTCGATCCCGGAACTGAATGAAAGCCGAGCACGGCGCGAGCACTATCAGGCGGAATTAGCAAAGCTGCAGGTGACGCAGCAGCGCGGTGAGCTGGTGCCGGTTGATGAGGTCAAGAAAGAAGCGTTCAATATTGGCCGTGCAGTGCGTGAAAGCTTGTCGAATTTGGCGGATCGGTTAAGCCATCAGCTAGCGGGCGAAACGGATCCGGTGGTGATCCATAAGCTGCTGACTGATGAGCACCGTGCAGCGCTATTGGAGCTGGCGGACTCATGAGCGCATGGCGTGATGGATTTATGGACGGGCTGCGGCCTGAGGCGCAGCTGACGGTGAGTGAGTGGGCGGATAGGTATCGGGTGCTGAGCAGCAAGGCAAGCGCGGAGCCTGGGCCATGGCGCACTAGCCGCACGCCTTACCTGCAGGAGCCGATGGATTGCCTGAGCACTGCATCAACGGTGCAGCGTGTGGTGATGATGTTTGCAGCGCAGACGGCCAAGACCGAGGCCGGCAGCAACTGGTTGGGCTATGTAATCGACCATGCACCGGGGCCGATGCTGTGCGTGCAGCCAACGGTTGAGATGGCCAAGCGTCTGTCTAAACAGCGGCTTGAGTCGATGATCAGCGAGACGCCGTGTTTAGCGAAAAAGATTGCGCCAGCCCGCAGTCGGGACAGTGGCAACACGATGTTCAGCAAGGAGTTTCCCGGCGGAATGATGCTGCTGACTGGGGCTAATTCTGCGACGGGTCTTAGGTCAGCGCCGTGCCGTTACATCTTTGCGGATGAGATTGATGCGTTTCCTGCTGATGTTGATGGCGAGGGCGACCCAGTTAGCTTGGCGGAGAAACGGGCCACCACATTCGCCAGGCGCAAGATACTGCTGACCAGCACGCCAACGGTGAAGGATCACAGCCGGATCGAAGCGGAGTATTTGCGGAGTGATCAGCGGCGGTTTTATGTGCCTTGCCCGAAGTGCGGCGAAATGCAATGGCTGAAGTGGGCACAGATGAAATGGGAGGATAGCGATCCGCAGAGTGCGCGGTATGAGTGCGAGCACTGCCGCGAGCGGTTTGAGGAGTTGCATAAACCGTCGATGCTGCGCCGTGGCGAGTGGCGCGCTACGGCGCCGGGTGATGGCCGCACTGCTGGGTTTCATTTGTCGGGGCTTTATAGCCCGCTGGGTTGGTTCAGCTGGGCGGACATGGTTGAGGAATTTCTACGGGCCAAGGCTGATGCGCCGGCATTAAAGACGTGGTTAAACACCAGGGCCGCGGAGACGTGGGAAGAGGATTATGCGAGCAAGGTGAGCGCCGATGGATTGCGTGAGCGTTGCGAGTCTTATCAGCACGGTGTGATGCCTGAAGGCAGCGTGGCGTTGACTGCTGGCATTGACGTGCAAGACAACAGGCTTGCGATCAGCGTGTGGGCATGGGGCCGTGATGAAGAGGGCTGGCTGATTTACCACCAAGAGATCTTTGGCGATCCAAGCCGTGCGGATCTTTGGAAGCAGGTTGATGAAGCGGTGCTGCGTGAATGGGATCATGCAAGCGGTGTGAAGTTGCGGCCTGATGTGGTGGCGATTGACTCAGGCGGTCACTTCACTGCGGAGGTTTACCAGTTTGCGCGTGAACGGGCCAGGCAGGGTGTGATTGCGATCAAGGGTGCCAGCCAGCGGAACAAAGCGGTGATTGGCAAGGGCACCAAGGTGGACATCAACGCGAAGGGCCGGACGATGAAGCGCGGCGCGGTGGTTTACAGCGTCGGCACTGACACGGCAAAGACGACGTTATTTGCAAGGCTGAAACATAACGAGCCGGGCGAAGGCTATTTGCACTTTTCAATGGAGGCGACTGATGACTATTTCCAGCAGCTAACAGCTGAGAAACAGGTGATGCGATACAACCGCAACGGGATGCCCCTTAGGGAGTGGGTAAAAAAAACAAACGCACGAAACGAAGCGTTAGACACGCTTGTCTATGCGTTTGCAGGATTGCACCACATGTATCAGCGTCGCGATCGAAGAACGATTTGGGATCAGCTGGAGCGAAGACTTGAGGAACCTGAAAAGGCACCGCTAAGATCGAAGAAAGCCGCGGCCACTACGGCTGGCAATTTTGTTAGCAACTGGTAGCCGTGAACATTCCCGCAACAATTAGAGCAGGCGACACGATCAAATGGCGTGATATTGCAAGCCAGGACAGCTTGGGCAATGCGATTGATAGTGGCAACTGGACGCTGACTTATTACCTGCGCACCAATACCGCAAGCGAAGGCGCGACGGTGGTGGGCAGCGCTTACGGCACAGGGTGGGAATTTACGATCGCTGCAAGCACTAGCGCGGATTTTGCTGCTGGTGATTGGTACTGGCAGGCGATTGCGACTTATGGAAGCGAAAAGGTAACGCTTGGCGCTGGTCAGCTGACTGTGCTGGCGGCGCTGGAATACACCGGCACGCCTGGTGCATTGGATGGCCGCACACAGGCCGAGATTGATTTACTGGCGGTCAAAGCTGCAATTCGTGCAATTACCAACAATGGCGCCGTTAAGAGTTACAGCATTGCTGGCCGCAATTTGCAGAAATATGAGCTGTCAGATTTGATGGCTTTAGAAAGTAAACTAAAGGCTGAGGTGAACCGTGAGCAGGCAGCTGCTTTGATCGCAAACGGCATGGGCAATCCTCACAACCTATTCGTCCGATTCTGATGGGCCTCCGCACTCGCTTATTTAGGGCATTGGGTTTTGAGCCAATCCGTCGCCGTGGTCGGCGCATGTATGACGGCGCAACAACGGGCCGGCTGCTGAATGATTGGATTGCCGGCGGCACCAGCGCTGATGCGGAGATCAACGGCAGTTTGAGCCGACTGCGCAACCGTGCGCGGCAGTTGGTGCGCGATTCGGACTATGCGAAACAGGCCAAGCGGGCAGTCGTCAACAATGTGATTGGCACTGGCATCAAGCTGCAATCGCAAGTGATGATGCAGCGCGGCGGCAAGCTTGACGAAGCTATCAACGATCAGGTTGAGCGTGCTTGGAAGTATTGGGGATATAAGAGCTACTGCGACGTAGCCGGCAAACTGTGCTTTGCCGACATTGAGCGCATGGTGGTTGGTGCCATGTGCGAATCAGGCGAAGTTTTTATCAGGTTGATCAAGCGACCATTTGGCGGCAGCAAAATTCCCTTTGCATTGCAAATCATCGAGGCCGATCAGCTCGATGAGACCTACACCGGCAAGAGCAGCGCAGCGGGTAACGAGTGGCGCATGGGTGTTGAGGTTGATGCATTTGGTCGGCCTGTTCAATATGCCTTCCTTGCCAAACACCCAGGCGATGCACCGTTCACCGGCGCACCCGGTAAGCGGCATTTGATGCTGCCGGCTGAGGAGGTGCTGCATCTGTTCATTAGTGAGCGACCAGGCCAGACCCGTGGCGTCACTTGGTTCGCTAGCGCTATTAAGCGGCTGCATCACCTGACGGGATACGAAGAAGCCGAAGTGGTGCGTGCGCGTGCTGCCAGCAGCTTGATGGGTTTTATTACCAGCCCCGAGGGCGAGCTTTATGGCGATGAGGTGTTGAACAATGAGCGGGTCAGTAATTTTCAGCCGGGCGTCTTCAAGTATTTGCAGCCGGGCGAATCAGTAACGGTGCCGCAACTAGATGCACCTGATGGCCAGTTTGAGCCATTTACCCGTGCAATGCTTCGCGCTACAGCCGCCGGCATTGGCACGTCATACGAAACGCTTAGCCGTGACTACAGCCAAAGCAACTACAGCAGCAGCCGTTTGAGCTTGCTGGAGGATCGCGAAAATTGGAAAGCAATACAACGGTATTTGATGGAAAATTTCCATCAGCCGGTTTTTGACGCTTGGCTTGAGATGGCTGTCATGAGTGGCAAATTGAATTTGCCAGCGTATGAAACGCAGCCCGAGCGCTACCGCCGCGTCAAATGGTGCCCGCGCGCTTGGGGTTGGATTGATCCGCAGAAAGAAGTTGCGGCATATAAAGAGGCAGTCCGATGCGGCTTTAAGACGCAAGCACAAGTCATCGCTGAGCAGGGCGGCGACATTAACGAGCTGATGGCTGAGCGTCAGGCGGAACTAGAGCTTGCTGATGAACTTGGCATTGCACTAGACACTGACCCGCGGTCGGAACAGGCTGCGCCATTGCCGGAGGTTCCATTGGAAGAGCTAGAAGAAGAATCGAGCGATGATGAAGGATAGACTTAGGCAAATTGCCGCTACAAGTATGGAAGAAGAACACGCCAAGAAACTTGAGTTAGACGCGGTTGAGTCTGAAACCCGTGATCTAACCGGCAAGTATCAACGCGCTGAGCTAACAACCTTTGACGAGGTTGAGGATCGCACTTATGAGTTTCCGTTTAGCTCTGAGTATCCGGTCGCCAGATATTTTGGCAACGAAATTTTGAGCCATGAATCAGAAGCGGCTGACCTCAGCCGTTTGAATGACAGTGCTCCGCTGTTGTTCAATCACAACCCTGATCGCGTGATTGGTGTTGTTGAACGTGCATACATTGACGACGACAAACGTCGTGGTTATGCGCGCGTGCGGTTTAGCCGCAATCCATTCGCCCAAGAGGTCTTGGGTGATGTGAAAGATGGCGTCCTAAGAAACGTCTCTTTCGGCTATTCCATTGACAAAATGGAAGAGCGAGGCAATGGCGATTTTGTCGCCACGGCCTGGTCTCCTTATGAAGTGAGCGTGGTTTCTGTGCCTGCTGATGCAAGCGTTGGAATCGGGCGATCTTTAGAAGAGCCCAAAACCGAACCCGCTGCCTCGGCAGCACCTACACCCGATCCCATTTTGGAAATGGAAAACACCACCCCTGATCTGGCAGTGGTGCGGGCCGAAGCCGCTGAGGCTGAGCGCTCCCGCATTGCTGGCATCACTGCACTGTGTGCCAAGCACGGTTTTGACGACATGGGCCGCCAGCTGGTCGAGTCTGGTCGTTCCTTGGACGAAGCCCGTTCCGCTGTTCTTGACAAGCTGGGCGCCAAGCCTGTCGAGGCTGTCAAGCCGGTCGAAATGGATCAGCGCGACGCTGCTTCTTACAGCATTTCCGCTGGCATCCGTGCTGCCCTCAACGGCGATTGGTCTTCACGCGAAGCTGGTCTCGTTCGCGAGATGAGCCAAGAGGTGCAAAAGCAATCCGGCTTTAGCCAGTCTGGCAAGCGCGGTTTCTTCGTTCCCTTCTCTGCTCTGAGCAAGCGCGCCACCTATGTGACCTCCGGCGCCACCACCGGCGGCAACCTGGTTGCCACCGACCTGATGGCTGATGAGTTCATTGAGGCACTGCGGAATAACTCCGTGATGCTGAACCTTGGCGTCCGCACCATGACCGGCCTGGTCGGTGATGTGGCGATCCCCCGTCGTTCCGGTGTTGCTTCCACCTATTACCTGAGCACCGAAACCACCGCCATCACTCAGTCTGAGTCCACCTTCGACCAGGTGACCCTCAGCCCTAAGAACCTGGCCGCTCTGTCTAAGTACAGCCGCCAGACCCTGCTTCAGGCCACCCCTGGTATTGAAGACCTGGTGCGTCGTGACCTCACCGACGGCATCAACCTTGGCATTGACCTTGGCATTCTCAACGGCTCCGGTTCTTCTGGCCAGCCCACCGGCATCCTGAACACCGCCGGCATCGGCAGCGTGGCTCTGGGCACCAACGGTGGCGCCATCACCGTCAACTCACTGGTTGACCTTGAAGAGCAAGTGCTGATCGATAACGGCGCGGTGAACCGTGACGCTATCGCTTACGTCACCAACGCCAAGGTGCTGGCTGAACTGAAGAAGCTTCGCGCTGGTGGATCTACCACGACCGACGGCGCTTACCTGGTGAATGATCAGCTGGACGCAATTGGCCGCGGCGGCACCCCTGCCACCGTGAACGGTTATCCGCTGTATGTCACCAACCAGGTTCCTAGCAACCTGACCAAGGGCACCAGCTCGGGCGTCTGCTCTGCTGTGCTGATGGGTGACTTCAGCCAGGCCATGGTTGGCTTCTACGGCAACGGCATCGAGATCGTTGTTGGCGAAGATAGCGATGACTTCAGCAAGGCTCTGACCAGCGTTCGCGCAATCGTCTCTTATGACGTTGCCGTGCGCCACGCCGAGAGCTTCGCTGCCATCCTCGACGTGACCACCTGATGATGAGGCGGGGCCAGGCAACTGGCCCCCTTTTTTCTTATGCGCGTTTTGATCGTTCGGACCTGTTGCGCACAGCAACAACACCTCGAAGAGGGCAAGGTCTATGACTTGGACAGCAGCGCAGCCACTGCGCTTTTACGGATTGGCCGAGCTGTTGAAGCTCCTGCAGAAACGGTTAAGCCAAAACCAGCACCACGCAAAACCAAAACAACGGTAAAAGATGGCGCTAATTGATCTGCCGGATGTTTATCTAGCTGACTTTGGCGTTGATTGTGTCGCCGGCAGCGTCACAGGTAAGGGCATTCTTGACATGCCCACCGAGATGGTGGCAGGCGGCATGGTGCTGTCAACTGATTACACATTGACGGCAAAGGCTGCTGATTTTGGCAATTTGATCTATGACTCGCAAATCAACGTGAATGGTGTTGCTTACACCGTACGCGAAACCCGCCTCGTTGATGATGGGACGTTTTGCGAGCTTTCATTGCAGCGCAGCGTTGAAACATCAGTGACGACATCAACCACCCCGATTGATGCTGGTGATGTTGACGATACCGTTGATGATCTTGGACTTGAAAAGTTAGATCCTGAGCTTGACGGCGGCATTGCTGGATCTAGCTACATTGAAGGCAACACGGTGGATGGTGGCGCGGCATGAGCAGCACGGCACGAATTAGGTTGCGTCGCGACACTGCAGCGAATTGGACTGCAGAAAATCCCGTCTTGCTTGCAGGTGAGATGGGCATCGAAACCGATACCCGCCGGTACAAAGTTGGCGATGGCGCTACAGCATGGAGCAGCCTGAGCTATTACATCGAAGGAATTTTGGCCCGTGGCCAGGCCAGCAAAACAACCAGTGGAACAATCACTATTGGAGCGGCCGGCACCTATCAAAGCACTGGCCTGACTGCGACTTTTGATAGCAGCACTGATTATCAGACTGTGTTAGGCACGTCTGATACTTTTGCGATTAAGAATGACAGCGGCGCAACAAAGCTATTTCAAGTGCAGGCCAGCATAGACGCATACGCTGGCAACAACCACACGCTAGGAATCAAGCTGGCAAAAAATGGGGTTGGCATTGACCAGTCAGAATGCCGTGCATTTAGCGGATCAACCGGTCAGGTCGCCAAGCTGTTTTGCTTTTGGATGGTTGAGCTAGCTGATGGCGATGAGGTGGCGCTTTATGTCGCCAACATCAACGACACAACAACTATCCAATTTCAGCGCGGGCGCATTAGTGCAATTGAGGTTAAAGCGTGACCACTAAGCGCGAATCGATCCTGACTGCAATTAAAACCGCAGTAACTGGCACCGTTGGAGTCGGCGCGCGAATTTATCGCAGCCGCGTGGTTCCGTTGGCACGCGGCGAGTCACCGGCAATCGTGATTGAGCCAATCAGCGACTCTTCAGTTCAAAACACCAGTCTGCCGACTTTGGATTGGACGCTAAGGGTGCGTGTCGCGGTAATTGTTCGCGCTGAGGTCCCTGACCAAACAGCTGATCCGATTATTGAAGACATGCACTCAAAAATTGTTTCAGATCTTTCGCTTGGAGGCTATGCAATAGATGTGCAGCCTGAATCTGTAAGCTTTGAACTGTTGGATGCCGACCAACCTGCAGGCGTTATTAGCTGCGAATATGTTGTCCGGTATCGCACTTCGGTGTCAGACTTGAGTAGTTAAGTTGGAGCTACGATGGAAAGTGAAAACCACGGGCAAGGCGGCTCCTACCTGCTGAACCCGAAAACTGGCAAGGTGAAGCTTTTGCAGCAAACCAAGCCGGCCACCCCTCCTTCATCTTTGCCAGAGGAATTGACTGATGACTCTCTTATCGCGGAAACGCCTTCTGACGGCAGCGATTGAATCAACTTATGGCACAGACGCCACCCCCTCTGGCACTGATGCCGTTCTCGTTCGCAGCCTAGAAATCACCCCACTTAACGCGGACGTGGTGGAGCGTGAACTTGTGCGGCCTTATCTTGGCAATTTTGAGCAGCTTCTCGGCAACCAGCACGTTGAAGTTACTTTTGAGGTTGAACTGGCAGGATCTGGCACTGCTGGCACCGCACCTAAGTGGGGGCCAATCTTTCGGTCTTGCGGCATGGGTGAAACCATTGTTGCGTCTACGTCGGTGACCTATGCGCCAGTCAGCAGCGGTTTTGAAAGCTGCACCTTGTATTTTGACAATGATGGCATCCGCCACAAGGTCACTGGTTGCCGCGGCACGTTTTCGATGAGCTGTGAGGTGAACGCGATTCCTACGCTGAGCTTTACCATGATGGGCATTTACAACGCCCCTACTGATACTTCGCTTCCCACTGCTACTTACACAAACCAGGCAACGCCTGTTTTGTTTCGCCAGGGAAATACCAGCAGCTTTTCAATTTTCGGTTACAGCGGAATCCTCCAAGCTTTGTCCCTTGACATTGCCAACGAGAATATTTACCGCGAATTGATCGGTGGCACTAAAGAGGTGCTATTGACCGACCGCAAGCCTGCAGGCGAAGTCACCGTTGAAGCCGTGAGCCTTGCGACTCATGATTTCTTCTCTGATGCAACCGGCACTTCAACTGGGTCGTTGTCGTTTACACATGGCACAGTTGCTGGCAACATTGTGGCATTCAGCTCACCTCAAACTGACCTCGGTTCACCAGCGTATGCAGACCAGGATGGGATTCAAATGATCACCATGCCTTACACCGCAACACCAACGACCGCGGGCAACGATGAGCTGTCCTTTGTCCTGACCTAATCCATGGCCTTTGTCCTCAAGCAATCAGCTACCTACACCTGGCCGATCACACTGATTTTGCCAGTCGATGGAGGCAGGCGCGAAAAGCACACTTTCGACGGTGAGTTCAAACGCCTGCCGCAAACCCGCATTAACGAAATTGTGCGTCAAGCGCGCGCAATGGAGCGGGGCCGCTTGAATGAGGATGAAGGTCTTGAGGATCAAGACGCAGCGATTGAGCTTCTGGCTGGCTGGTCTAACGTCGTCGATGATGATGGGAACGAGATTCCTTTCAGCGCAAAGGCGTTAGATCAGCTTTTAGAGATCCCGACCGTTGCCGGGCAGATTGTTCGTGCATGGTTTGAAAGCCTTGAGGTGGCAAAAAGAAAAAACTAACTGGCGCCGTTGACCATTGGTTTAAAGGTGACAGCGGTGCCAATGATGAACTAAGGCGTGATGCTGAGCGCCTTAACGTTCAATTGCCGGATCATTTGTTTGAGCCGGAAAATTTCGAGGTTTGGCCTGAGCACGTTGAGGTGCTTGAAATGTTTATTCGTTGCCAAACGCAATGGAGAGCAGGCCCTAATGGTGCGATTGGCCTTGATTATGGAGTGGTCTTGGAGCTGTGTTCCGTTTATGCTGTAGAAGATACGCGCCAAATGCTCGACGATCTGCAAGTGATGGAAGGCCACGCGCTGCATCTATTTGCTGAGACTGCTGAAAAGCAGGCAAAGGCCGCCAGACGTAAGGCTAGAAGCAAATGAACCTCGAAAGCCTTTTACGAATCACCGCCAAGGTTTCTGGCTTAGATAGCTTGCGCAAGCTTTCCAAAGGGGTTGGAGAAGCTGAGAAGTCAGCAAGAAAAGCTGAAAAGCGTTTTAAGCAAATGCTTGATTCGCGGTTGTTTCGCACTGCCGCAGTTGCCGCAACAGCCCTTGGCGCGGCAGTTACGTTATCGACAAAAGCCGCAATTGACTTTGAGTCATCAATGGCTGATGTGCGAAAAGTTGTTGATGGCTTAGAAAGTCCTGAAGCTTTTCGTGAAATCAACAGAGAAATTTTGGATCTGTCTAGGCAGATGCCAATTACGGCTAAGGGCTTTGCCGAGATTTACGCAGCAGCTGGTCAGGCGGGCATTGCTCGCGAAGATTTAAAAGAATTTGCTACGCAAGTTGCTCAGGTTGCTGTTGCCTTTGACATGACAGCCGAACAGGCTGGCACGGCAATGGCCAAACTTCAAACATCTCTTGGCCTTACAATTCCCGAAGTGGGTGATTTGACAGATGCGGTCAACCATCTGAGCAACAACACCGCATCATCAGCATCACAGATCGTTGATTTTACTTTGCGTGCTGGTCAGGCAGGCAAATCCGCAGGTTTAAGCGCTGAACAAACAGCCGCTTTTGGCGCTGCGATGATTTCAGCTGGTGCTGAAGCGGATGTTGCTGGCACCAGTTTTCGCAACATGATAAAAGCCTTGGCGCGCGGGCCAAGCATGACAGACCGGCAAATCTCAGCGCTAGCTCGCTTAGGTTACACACAGGATGATGCTGTTGTTAATGAGCAGCATTACACCGAACAGGTTCGCACACAAAGCGAACAGCGAATTGAAGCGGCAAGGCATGAAACCAACCAATTAAGCAAAGAGCTAAGCAGAAGGTTTCGTGATCAGATGCGAAGCATTCAGGATAATTTTGACGACGAGGCCGAGGCGTTTGAAGAGAAAGTGCAGGATCGTGTTGATGCGCAGGTTAAGGGCTTGGAGCGCGAACAGGAAAAAGAAATTGAAGCGGCAGAAAGAAGAGCCGAAATTAACGGTGTTTCAGCTAAAGCAGAAATTCAAGCAATTCGCGATCGGTACAGCGAAAGAATTGATGCAATTCGAGACCAGGCAAAAGACGAACTAAAAGAACGTCGCCGCGCTGATCGTGATCGATTGCAGCAAATCAGCGATGATATGGATGATCGAAAAGAAGCTGAGCTTGCTGGGCTTGAGTCTAATTTTGAAGAATTACAGGCCAAAGAAACCCAGTTGATGGAATCAAGAGTCGCTGAAATTAAAGCTAACGCAGAAGCTGGCGCAACTGCAGCGGCTGAAGCTTTAGCAAAAGGACTGCAAGAAGACGCAATAGGAACGATTACTGATGTATTTAACCGCATCCGCGAGCTACCTAAAGAAGCGCAGCTTTCTGTTATTTCTGATCTTTTTGGCGATGAAGCAAGAGCAATTTTACCACTGATCAATAATACAGAATTGCTGGAAAAATCAATGAAGCTTGTTGGCGATAAGACGGAGTATGCGGGATCAACATTAAAAGAATATTTAACAAGAACTGCAACAACTGCAAATCAAATAAAGACAGCAGAAGGCAATTTAAACGCTTTAGCCATTACTTTTGGCCAAGAATTTGCGCCAGCTTTAGGAGCTGTGATGCAAGCCTTGTCTCCTTTGCTTCAAGGTTTTGCATGGTTGTTGACTAATGTGCCCGGATTGGCTCCAGTGTTGGCCGTTTTAACTGCCGCTTTTGTTGCGCTTGTCGCAGTATTGCCTGCTATTGGTGCTTTGGTCACAATTTGGCCAACCATTGCAGCAGCTATCCCCCCCGTAGTTGCAGCCATCTCCGGGATAGTTGGAGCACTTACCGGCGGCGGCGGTCTGCTAGCTGCAATCGCTGCAGTCTTTAGCGGCCCAGTGGGATGGATTGCGTTGGCAGTCGCTGCAGGCGTTGCGATCTTTGCGTTTAGAGATCAAATCGGGCAAGCATTTTCCGCAATTGGTGAGGTTATCAAAGCAGCCGCAAATCTTTACAAAGCAATTTGGATTGATCCCGTAATTTATCTAGGCGAAAGCTTGGTCAACTTTTTCTCTGAAAATTGGCAAGCAATCTCCGAATCCGTCACTGCTCCGTTTGAGGCGGGTTACAGATTTATTGAAGACAATTTTGTTAAGCCGGTACAAGACACAATCACAACAGTGATTGACAGCATTCAACAAAACTGGAGCGCATTACAGCAAGGTTTAATTTCACCGTTTCAAGCGGCTGGCAACGCTATTAAGGCGGTGATGAATGGTGTTATTAGTGTTGTTGAGTCAAGCATCAATGGCGTAATCAAGGTGATCAATAACGTAATCAGAGGCGCAAATAATGCGACAAGTAAAGTTGGCTTGCCGCCAATTCCGCAAATTCCTACCGTTAGCCTGCCGCGCTTTGCTGAAGGTGGTGTTGTAAATGGTCCGACCGTTGCAATGGTTGGTGAAGGTGGCCAGCCTGAGTACATCATCCCGGCCAGCAAGATGGCGCGCGCATCAGCCAACTATTTGTCTGGAATGCGTGGCCCTGGTGTCATCCCACGTTTT